TGCCAACGTAGTTTAGCAATAAACTATACCTTTGACGTGTAAGAGCGACGACTGGTTGACAACAGGATGGGATTTGTGATCCCAACCATAGTTGTAGTTTGAATTTCTGTACGGAATTTCTTTGTCCTTTGTGGATGATACGTATAGGTGAGGTGCGAAGTAATCTGGGCTGTCTTGCAGGCCCCGCGTAATGGTAAACAGATTCTTCTTCTGGTTTTCTCGGCCAGGTACACAAAAGAGCAGTTCGATGTGTGGCAACTGAGGACGACTGCGAAGCCTATTCATATTATGAAGCACTGAAACGGAGGGCTAGCGAAATTACGAGATTTTGAGCAACAGGTGGCGACAACCCCAAAGTCGTGTCACTTCGGTGACGTAAGACTCACTTTTAAGTTTTCTAGCGAATTCTCTGTGAATTCCAAGTCTTTTAAACGTAACTGTGGTATCCACGTTACTTTTATTCTGAAGCGTCATGAACAACCTTAATTCAATGGCAAGTACACACGAGAAGTACGCTTCGGAGATGCAGGTAAGCCAAAGGCCTGCACCCCAAACCCCTGCCCGTGGATTTACAGATCCGGGCAACCCCCAGCAATATGCTCGATCCAAGATGGATACCGGACTCGATTTTGACATTTACCGGAAATGTGTCCATCGAATTCCGAAATGCAGACATTGCCACGTGATCCCCTTATTTGACAAGAAAGATCAAATTGTCAGTCATTTCATTGAGCATCACGGTTCCGATGGTCGCCTTTTACAGGCAACTATTGGCAATCAGGGCATACGCATTAGGACGCGTGATCAGCTAATTGCTGACAAACTTCGGAGAGGCGCGAAACTCTCCACCCAACCCGAACACGGCGAAGATGACGCTAGTGCTGAAGAACCCAACAGCACAGGCGAAAAATCTCCCGTCAACGAGGTGATTGTTGATCCAGACCTTATCAAGTTACACTATGAGGAATCCGTGATTAGTGAACCGAGTGGTGTTGAGCACATTGACTCCACCCTTGGCTCACAACTTGAACAGGTCCAATCACAATTGAAAGGCTCGTTTTCAACTCCGATTGTAAAGCAAGCGACACGAAGCATTGAACAACTTGTTCTGCTGGTTATTGGCTTGCAATACGATACCTCTCTAGAGGCTATTGTGTTGCGATGTGTCCAATTTCTGTCTGCTATAACGGAGGGGGGAATTATTTTAACTTTGAAAGATTCCCTCATGAAATACGCAGCTGCAGCAGCCATCCCTGACATGCTTAAGGGAAAGACTGTGAAAGAGTGTTTTGACACTGAAAATGCGCGAACGGAACCTGAGATGTTCTCTGCGGAGAGCTTGAAAATCTGGGAGACCATGAAACAAGGCATTTTCACGAAACATCTCTCTTACATTCTTGGCACTGTGTTCGCATTCTCTGCTTGTAAAATCAAGAACATCAAGTTCAATCATCCGATTTACGAGAAGATTGCTGAGCACGCAAATGCTGAAGAGATTGATGGTATGGACCTGATCGATCATGCGATTAAGTTGTACAACTGGACTTCGACAGTAGGTATGGCTTGTTTGGAGGCTCGC